TCTGGAGGGCATTGCGCTTGACCTTCCAGCCGGAGTTAGCCGTGGTGTTGACCACGTGCAGCTCCTGCGAGCTCACCTTGTTCAACAGCTCCTGCGGACCAATCAGGTTCTCGACCAGACCCACGGTGCGGCCGCGACGGAAGTATGGGAAGTAGGGGACGACCGTGAAGTGCTTGTACGGCGACCAGTCGTCGTGCAGCACCACGTTGTCGGCGACCACTGTCCAGCGTATACGCTGGATCAGCTTCTTGGTCAGCGCCAGATTGGGGTTCTGGGAAAGATGCGCAGCGGTGCGCTGCGCATCCCAGTCCGCCGGGACCATGCGCGTGTCACCGGTGTCGATGTCGACGAAGTGCAGCACCCGGTCCAGCTTCTTCCACTGGCGCTCGATGACGCGGATGTTCCGGGTGTTGTTGTCCCCGGAGTCCGGCCCCGTGCTGTACGTGTACATCGACCGGGGGCGGCCGAAGCGGTCGCGATCGCGGTCGATGGAGTCGTAGCCGTACGGGAAGTAGCTGTCCTGCCGGCCGCGCAACAGCTCTGCGTCGGCCTTGCTGTACAGCATCTCGATCTGGTCGGGGCTCATCCACTTAGTGATGATGATGTCGCCCCACTTGTCGGGGTCGTACTCGTCCGCGTCGGCGTCGATCAGCACGTTCTTCGGGTTCAGCTGCTCGATCCGCACCTCGCCGCGCAGGGAGTCGGTGAAGTCCAGCCGGATGTCGAAGAACCCGCGCGAGCCCACGATGCCGTCGGCGAACACGTCGCTGCGGACCCAGTTGAGCTGGTTGTTGTCGCCGATCTGCATGAACACCTTGGTCAAGGCATCAGCGACCTCGGAAGTAGCCCCTTCATTGCGCGGCTTGAAGGCTATATCCGTGCGGTTGAAGATCTGCTCACCCATTACATTCGAGATGGTGCTGATGATCTTGTTGATCGTCAGCGCCGGTCGGCGGTGGCTCCTCAGCAGGGCTAGATCGTTCGGATCCCACTGGAGCCCGACGAAGAAGTCCTCGCAGACCACGGATTTCTTGACGAAGTCGAGGTGGCCGTTGTCGCGGAGCCACGCGTAGCGGCACCAGACTTCATTGGCCAGAGAGGTATTGACAGGCATGTTCCGGTCCTCAGTGCAGGTGAAGCACAGCATAGGGCTCATCCCCTCGAAACGAGAGGACGTCTTTTGGGGACATAACGATGATGTTTCCGCTCGCCGTGACCACGCACATGGCCTGGCGCTGAAAGACAATACGCCCGGCAGCGTGAAGTGCCGCTACCTTGGCTGGGAGAGCCTGTCGATCCTTCGCTGCGGCGCGCAGCAAGTCCGATACGATAAACGGTCCGTCACTCATAGAGGTGTTTCCAACTCCTACCGGTCTTGATACGCCACGCGTGAGTATGTGAGATGCCATATCGCTTGGCTAACGCGTATGCGCTCTCAGAACTGGTACGAATTGCGCGCACCTGATCTTCGTGCAGCGTCGCGCACCAGTTTTTAGCGCCCCGCGTGTCCTTACCCTGTGGACCGAAGTGCAAGTGCTCCGCAATACGGTAGTTTGGCATCTCCCTCTCTCCTATGCAGCCATATGGCCGCCCTGCCCACCCATGATGCTCAGTTTGTCGCGCCAAGATGGTAGAGGCGGCGGCACCGCGAGACGAGGTGGCTCCTTCCCCATGCACAGCTGCGCGGCCCACGCCAAGGCGTCCACCACGTCGTCATGCACACCGGCCGGGAACCTCAACAGCTCCTGCTCGGCCTGAGGTAGCCAACCGGCCCCCTCAGGAAACACCACTCGGCCCTGCTGCATGCGCCCCTGCAACGGACGCGCACGCGCTAGTTTATCAGTCATTGGCCGCATTACCTCATATGGCGGGTACTGCCGGCGCTCACCCATCCGCTTCTTCAGCAGCGGCTCGATGGCGCGCCAGATCTGGCCATCCTCGGCACCGACCAGATAGCCGGTGGTCGGAATGCTCCCCCAGCGCAGTGCTGTATCCAGCATTGCCTCCACGATCTGGAAGCTGTCGCCCTTCATGCGGAAGATCTCCAGCACGTAGATCGTGTCGGTCTCGTCCTGCAGCACCGTGGCACCGACGGTCCAGTCGTTCTGCTGCTTCTCACCGATCGCGAAGTCCCACGCAGTGTAGATGCGCAGGTTGTTCGGGCTCGGCAGCGTCTTCTGGTACCGGAAGTACTCTTTTTTGAAGTACATGCCCTCGTCGGGGACCGGGTTCTGCTGGTACAGGGCTGACCAGATACGCGGCTGGAGGTTGGCCCGGATGCGCTTGAGCGCCTCGGTAGGATACCTCTCCTCATGAAGACAGGTATCTTTGGGGCGCAGCAAGGTAGTGTTGGGGGCCAGGTTCTCGATCTCAGCATCCAGACGCAGGATCTCGTTGGTGAGCTCATCACGATACTCCCATTGCTCACTGAGAGCTGGGTATTTAATGATCTCGAACTGATCGGAACCTTCCTCTTCCGAGCGCATGGCCATCTGGAGCCGACCAGCCAAGTCGTCGTCGTTCCACCACGTCTCGATGACCAGCACTCCGCCGCCGGGGGCCAAGCGGGTGTACGCCGTGGACTGGTACCAGTCCCAGAGCTTGTCGCGGACGAGGATCGAGTCGGCCTCCTCCTGATTCTTGATCGGGTCGTCGACGATCAAGACGTGCGCGCCCTTACCGGTGATACCGCCCCCGACGCCGGCGGCGGTGAAGCCGCCTCCTTTCGTGGTGTTCCACGCTTCCGCGGACTGGGAGTCTGGGTCGAGCTGGGAGTCTGGGAAAATTGCCTTGTAATGCGGGTCCCGCATGACCTCGCGCACCTTCCGCGAGAACTTCATCGGCAGTTCGAGGTTGTACCCGACATTGATGAGCTCGTGCGTGGGGTTATGCCCCAAGTGCCAAGCGGGGAAGCGTATGGACGCCAGCTCGCTCTTGCCGTGGCGTGGCGGCATCAAGAGCATGAGGCGGGGGGACTTCTTCTCTACCACCTCCTGACTGAACCGCTCGAGGCGGCGGCATATATCATCATGGACCCAACCGGCCGAGTACGACGGGTGGGTCATCTGGGTGAACTGGAGCAAGCGGCGGCGCGCGAGGACGCGCTGGGCCAGTAGCTTCTGGAGCTGGGCCTTACGGGCTTGGGCTGGCGTCGTCGACGACACTGAACTCCCCTTCCAAAACTGACGGGTCACCCTCTGCAAGAGCGAGCAGTTCCTCGTCCGACATAGTGTTCAGGCGCTGGATGAGCACCTGACCCTGCACCGAAACCTCGATCTTGGTCTTCGTGGCCTCATAGAACCCACACATCTTACCGATCTCACGCCACCCAGCAATCATTGCAATGGGGTCGGCCTTGATACGGGCCAAGTCGATGGCCTCCGAAAAACCTTCGATCACCTTCTGCTTGGTCATCCCGGACGCTTTCGCGTATTCCAGACGCTCTTCGGCGATCGCCGCGAGCACCTTGGGGTTCCGCATGAGCGCGTGGGCCGAAGTTCCGGGCTGGTTGAAGCCTGCCTGCCGGGCAGCGGCGGTCTGGTTGAGTTTGTCACGGACCAGATACTGCACGAACATGCGCTGCATCTCGGTCAGCGGCTGCGAAGCGTCCTGCATACCCTGCAGATATGGGCCGAGCGCCGTTACCGGCGTGCTGTTTCTACGTTTGGGTTGGGCCATTTTCGAGCTCGGAACGCATCTGATAGCAGATTGTAGGCCCAAATCTAGGATTCCTACAACCGATCGGGAGATTCTTACCCCCGGGGGACTTCGGATCGAGGTGCCGGGGGGCCAGAAAAGGAGTCTCTAAGGGACGTTTCACGTGGAGCAACGTGACCATGGGCGAAGAGTCCACGCGCCTCCGTGACACCCCCTCCCCCACTCCGCCCTTGGCCCCACCCCACTTCGGTTTCGGTTCCGGGTGGGGCCAAAAGGAGTCTCTTCGCCCCTCGCTCCCGAGTCGCTTCGAAAAAAGCTCGACGTGCTTCGCACGTCGTGTCCGTGTTGAGTGTTCCCACTCACACAGGAGTAAGCGTCATGTTCAACAAACTCATCTCGAACACCACGTCCGTAGCATCGTCGTTCATGGCTGGTGCCCGCAAGGCTGCCTCATCCCCATATACCTCGAAGGATCGTGCCGTACTCGCAGCGGCTGGTGTCACTGCGACTGTCGGTGTGGTTGCTGGTCCCGTGGTTGCTGCGGGCGTAATCGTCGGGGCCGTCATGCTCGGTCGTTCCAAGCGCTAACCCACCACTCAACTACTCAGGAGATTAACCATGTCCGTTTCTTCCCGTTCCACCAAAGCCGCGATGTACTCAGAGATCGAGCGCCTCCGCGCGCTGTTCGACCAACGCGATCTCCAGATCGCTTCACTGGAGGAGAAGGTCTCTCACCGCGATGCCAAGATCAAAGAGCTCACTCAAGATCTCGACGCGACGAAGTACGAGCTGCGTTGCTCGCACCTTCGCTCCAAGGATTTGGAAGGCAGGCTCGCTGACGTCACCGACCAGCTGTCCCAGCAACTCCGTGCGGAGCAGCCGAAGGCTGCTCCGCTCTCCGATCGAAACACTCGGCACAAGATGATGAAGCGCCTCGCCATCACCTGCCGCGCGTCAGTCAAGTGGGTCGATGGCCAAGGCTTCCGGCAGTACAAGGATGGCAACTGGGTTGCCGTCCCCACCCACACCGTCGAGTTCGTCGCCAAGGGGATCGGCCAATGACTCGTAAGCGCACTTTGAAACTCAGCACCGTGCTCAAGGTGCTCGCTGTCCTGCTGCTGCTCGCAGCGCTCTACCAAACCGCTCCATCCCGGAATCTTCCGGGATGTACCGGCAACGATGTTCCACGTTACTGCGTGGACTGATCCACCAACAGCGTGCCGCGCTTCGCGCGGTATGCCCTTTGTAATTGCTTCACCCACAACAAACCAACTCATCCAACAGGAGATACACCATGAACACCAAGTCCTTCGCCATCGGTTTCGCTGCCATGGATTCCATCATCGCCGGCATCTCGGCAACCAAGCGCGGCATCGTCCACGCTGCCAAGTCCACCGCACATGGTGCGCAGGTCTCGGCGCAAGCCACCAAGACCGGAGCGCTCAACACTTCCGAGGCAGTCACCTCGTTCTTCGCCGGCGCGAAGCAGGCAGTCAAGAGCCGTCGCGGCACGTGCCGCATGCTCACGCTCGACGCACGCAGCAACGAGGGGTAATACCACATGATCATCGAGTCCGGCGTGATCATCTTCCTCGGCATGCTGTTGCTCGGGCTCAAGCTCAAGGCAAAGACGTCACTCACCCTACTGGGATACCCACTGGCGCTGGACTTCGGTGTCAGCGTTATCGCTTTTGTAATGCACTACGGAACGTTCAGCGGTGTGATGGCAGCAGCAGTCGCTGGCCTCATGTGCAGTGGGTTCACGTCCGTTGCTCGATACGCCTTTGGATACATCAAGGCCGGCAAGTACTTCCCCGGCAAGATCTGGCAGCTCGACGTCACCAAACTCAAGTAGAGGTGATACCACATGCAACTTGTCTTGACCGACACAAATGACCTGCTCGACTTCTTGAGCAACGAGGGTACACAGTCCCTCGAGGACTTCATTT